TGCAACATACAATAAAAAATATCTCTCGTTAAAATGATGTTCTGCGTAGTCAAGCATAGCTCTTTCAGTGTCTTTGGTCATTTCAAATGATAATGAACCTTTACTATAACCCATTTTCTTCCAATGTTTGAGTCTATCATATAGTGATAAACCACCTGTCTTAGTTTTACCATACAATGATGTAGTAGTCATACCAACTAACTTATCACCATAGTTTTCTTCCCACTGTTTCTGTATCACATCGGCAGTGCATAACAATGCCATGAGTTTACCACCTGTGTAATTAAAACCAAGTGGTTGTGTTGGGAGAATACTCGAACCTATAGCACTGTTATTCAGTTTACCAGAATTCGTTTTGTATATTCTCTCCCAACCAATGTATTCGTCTCTAGGTGTTAAGTCAATGAAGTCGCCTGTGATACAAATGACACCAAGATACTTACCTGTGACTTTATCTCTAACTATATAATGCAGATTTCTACCAATGTTAGATGAATTCTTCTGGCTGTGTGTCATTGTTCTTAAACAATTCCACCTCTCAGTAAGAGAACCAGCGGCTTGTCTATCTTTCTCAGAATCAGTGTATATCAATTCTGGTTCTAGATTAACGAAGTCTGCATATGTATTTGGAAACCATATGTTATTCTTAGTCTCATTGATTAGTTTTAAATGGTCTTCGTTTACAAAGTTTACTTCTTCACCATACAATGTTGAGACTGTTTGTGTTGGATATTTTAAATGTATTTCCTGATACTTCTGGTATAAGGTGTATTCTGCCACACCCATTTTAGAAACAAATGATAAATCTTTGATTATCATCTCTCTGAGTTCTTCTCTAGAGATGATATCTTTCTCAGGTCTATTGGCCTGATACTCATCAAATTGTTTCTGAACAAATGGTTCCATTAGTGATTTCTTCCTCCCTCAAATACACATATAAAATATAAACCAAAAAAACCTGTATTAAAAACTCTATGAAATTCTTTCTTATGAATACAAACTATATCTCCTGCCTCTACAGGAAATCTTTCATCATCAATCTGCATTTCACCTACCCCTTTATGAAAATAATAAACTTCTTCTTGGTCGTCATGTGAATGTCCAGTTGTTGACTGATTCGCCCTTAACATTGTACTACTAAGAGTTAGGTGTTCGCCAAAAGGATTATCTTTTAATAGATATCGAGAAGTATCTTTAATAATTTCTCCACCTATATCTTCTACTCTGACTTTTTCCATTATCTTAACCTCTCTTCTAGAATCTTAATATCTTTCAACTCTCTCTTGTTCGGTTCTTTAATTTTTTTTAGTCTGTCTAAAGCTCTTTGTCTTCTGACCCTAATGTTTTTATTTCTCCACGCTCTTACGCCCATACTACACCTTGAAATCGTTAAACTTATCTGATGGTCTTGTTCTATCAGCAACAGGAATACTATCATCAATTAATAGTTCGCCATCGACTAATTCTTCCTGTGCCTCTTGTTCTACATCATACAGTTTCATTCTTGACCTATCGACACCTATAACAAATCGTTTAAATATCGTGGGGTCATTGTATCTGTTCTTCAATTGTTTTACGACAAATTGGTCTAATTCTTCAAGTTCCTCTGATGTAATCAATGCGAACATTAAGTCAGCAGTTGCTGGTAAACCAAATGATTCTGATGTATCTTCTAAACCAATATCAGTGGAACCGAAACCACTTCTTGTAGTTTGTGTTGCACTCACAATTGGTACATCATATTCTACTGCAATGCCTCTAAGTTCTTCTGCTATACTCTTCACCAATGTATATGAGTTTGCACCAGCGCCTGGTCTAATTCTCTGAGATGCACAAATGTTTAAGTAGTCTACAAAAATAACATCTGGTTGAAAATCTTTTTTGATGTTTAATTCTTGTAATAGATGTCTGAAATGTCCTGCATGAGCGGCTGCTGTTGGATATTCTTTACATATAAGTTTACCCTTTGTCTTGTTCTTAAGTCTTGAAATCTTTTTACCATATTCTTTCTTAGATATATCTGGTAATTCTTTCATAGGAACATTCATAATGTTTGCATCTATTCTCTCTGCAATTCTTTCTTCACTCATTTCCATAGTGATATACAATACATTCTTATTCTGCATCAAAGAACTTGACGCCATATGACACATGAATAATGATTTACCAACACCTGTTCCTGCAAGACATATGTTTAATGTCTTATTTGGCAGACCACCTTTTGTAATCTTATTAAAGTATTCTAAATCAAAAGGTAATTTCTCTTCTTCATGCGTATAGAAATCATGTCTTTGTTCTGCATCTTCGAGTTGGTCATGACCAATGTGTTGGTCAAAAGACACGGAAAGGGCATCCTTTAATAACTCTGGTATTTCGCCGGTCGACCTTTGAGATTTTTTATCTAAGACTTCAATAGAATCCATAACTGCAATATAGATTGCTCTATCTTTGCACCAAGATTCTGTTTCATCAATAAGCCATTCTATAGGTGTTTCATCTTTAGGCATCGAGCCCAACAACTCTTTGGATCCTTTGACTACATTCTCTGACTCAGAGGTGATGTTGTCTAGGTTAATGAGAAGTGCTTCGAGTGTTGGGCTCTTAGTATACTTATCGAAATAATGTGTAATTTCTTTGTATACCAATTGCTCTGATGAATCGGCAAAATACTCAGGTTTTAGGAAAGGAATTACTTTCCGTGAAAACTCGTCATTCTGTATCAGATTCTTGAGTATCGTCTGTTCTATTCTCGTTGTTTCCATATTTAAAATATTGATTTGCTACCTTTTCAAGTTTTTCCATTACTTCATCTGTGAAGTATTTCTCTGGATTATTATTAATCGTTTTACCAAACTCTGTTTTTCCATTTGGTAGTTTGACTCTGGTTGAAGATTTTTCAAAAACTCCACTTGCAAGTGCAAGGTCTAGTAGACCATAATATCTATCTAGTCCTTTATCATATGTCAATCTGACATCGACCATTCTGTTCTCAACAGTAAGTCTTGACTTTGCGTTCTTACAATGAATGATGTTTCCTATAATCTCAGTTCCCTCTTTCTCTTTTCTTCTAGAAAGATATATGATTGAACTAGCGGCATATTTAAGTCCACTACCACCACCCATTTCTTTCTGTGGGAACATAGAACCAATCACATCATATGTGTGGTTCGTGACTATCATAGGAACTCCTGCACGACCAAGTTTTAGAGTTAATACTCTAAATGCACCCTTTGTTATTTGGGCACGAGTCATGTCTTTAGTTTCCTTTCCTTCAGCAGTATCTTCGATTTCTTTTGTAGTTGATAACATACCAAGACTATCTAAACAAAACATCATAGGAGGTCTATCGTCTTCTGGTGTTTCTAGATATCTATCGAGAATATTGATTGCCTGATTTCTAAATTGTTGAACTGTTATTACAGGCACGATAACAACTCTGTTTGAATCTATTCCTCTATCTTCAATCATTTGCTTACTAAGAGCAGATTCAGATTCAAAATAGATAACAGCAGCTTCAGGATTATCTTCTAAGAATTGTTTGCACATTCCTAATGCGAAGTAAGTTTTACCTGTTGCTGATTCTCCTGCGATTGCAGTAATTTTGTTTTTAGGTAACCCACCGAATAGTGAGCCACTTAATAATGCATTGAAGACATATGACCCACTGTCTACGAATGAGTCAACATCTCCAGCTGCAACACCATCTGCAACAATACCTGCGTATTCATTGCCGGATGCTTTAACTAAGTCTTTGATGAATGACATATTTCACTTCTCCATAATATAAAAGTTTTTTATACTGTTTCCAGTATACTACTTATGGTCAATTTTGTCTAGAGACTTTTCTAAATCTTTTAGGGTATCTGTATAAAAATCTTCTTCTAGTGAATGACCTGTCCATCGTTCTTTCATCATTTCTAGAATAAGTTTCATCTGTGTTTCAAGATGAACAATGAATCCAAATATTGTGATAATCATTAAGATGTAGAATACATCCATAAGTGTTATCAGCATATTATGATCCGTTTCCATTCTCCAACTCCACTGTCCCATTCTCTATTAAAACTTTTCTGTTGGCCATATGTTGTTTTTCAACTTCTTCTTTATTACCACCTGTGTATGCGACTGCATGATGGTCATCAATCATCTGTTGATTGATAGAATAAGAAGAAGAACCATGATATAAATTACCTAAGATTCTTCCAAACTTTCCTCTGTCATGAGAAACCATTTGGATATCTCCTTCTTCTAAGATTTTTGCGAGATGAGCTTTAGAAGCTTTACCAAATTTCTTTTCTACTAAATCACGAGTTCTAGATTCAGGTGTATCAATACCCAACATCCTAACTCTTTGTTTTTTGTAAACCATTCCGAAACCAAGGTCTACATCAACATCAACTGTGTCTCCGTCCACGACTCTTACGACATTTACTTTATATCTATACATAATTGTGTTGTCTATGTTCTTTTTTATTTTCCCAATCTGTTATTGCCTGTCTTATAGAATCTTCTGCAAGAACTGAACAATGCAATTTGATTGGTGGCAATTCAAGTGCTTTTGCTATATCTTTATCTTTGACTTGTTTTGCCTCTTCAATTGTTTTACCTTTCAGCATATCAACAAACAATGTAGATGATGCGATTGCACTTCCACATCCATATGTTTTAAATTTAACATCAACGATTCTTTCTT